ACAGTGATATGGTCTTACCAATTTTTTAGTAATATGTATATCTGGTAGTCTTAATTTAAAATTAACACTTTTATTTCTTATTGGAGCAATCACTTGGTGATATGATCGGTCTAAATCTTGGATATCTATATATTGTATAACCTGCGTAGATTTATTTCGAACTAATACTGGATGAGTTTTATTCCCATATAATGTATAATGTTCACTTTTAATTTCCCATATTTCATCTTTCCCATTATCATTTTTTTCTACAACAATATTATCAATTAATTCTCCAGATGCTCCATTATATGAGTATATATGATCATCTGGTTCTATATCTTTTATCATTTTATGACCATTTGATGTCCAGATATATGTATCTCCCGTTAAACACAACCTATAAACAATAGCAGAATCTTCCATTAATCTTAATTGTTTAAAAGATTTCCTAGCTGGTTCTAGAATAGATCTTCCATAAGGATAAAATATATTCTCAAATGAAGTTAATCTCATGTGACTACATTGCCACGGATCTAAAAATTGTGGTTGAGTATCAACATTATCTTGATAATAAAATCCTACTAGATCACCATATTTAGTTTCTATTCTTGTAAAATTATAAATATTTATGAATTTAATTCCAGCTAAACTATTCCTATTTTGTGATGGAATTAATTCCCAAGCAAAATCACCATATTTACATAGATATCTTGCAACAGATCTTATTGTTTGATTTATATTTAATATATTATAAAATAAATGTTCTAATTCCTTTTTTACTCTTGCATATTTCGATCTTATAATTATTGTTTGTTTAAGTTCTGGATCAACAAGACTAGATTCATCCGCAAATAAGTCTAATGCTAGAGATATCTCTCCAACATTATCCATCTGAGAATAATCCCTATATCTTTGTAATCTATTTAACGATAAATTAGTTTGTTCTATAACAAATTGGTTAGTACCAATCATTGATACTCCACTCAATTTGTTAAGATCACCCTGTTGTTTTATTGTACGTTCTGGCACCGCTATATTTCTTCTTTTGAAGAAGGATGCCACTTTATCCCACAAAATAAATCCCATTTTTCGACCTAAATTTTAAATAGATTTGGTTACATTCTTTTCTTTTTGATAGAATTAATTCTATTTCTTAATTCATCTGGTACAACTTTAAAATTATTTACTGGTATAGGGGCTGCTCCAAGTTGCATAATAAATTTATCTTGCTCATCTTTAAAGTTAGATTGTATACTTGTGTGAGTCATATTTTCGACTATAATCGATTTTTTATCAATTTGTTTTTTAGGAACAACAACTGGCTGTTTATCATCTTCTTCATCTTCTTGATATCTACTTGGGGCTATCATCATTTTCCTTGGATCTCCCATTAGAGCATCTTTGATGCCGTATAATGCTAAAGCCATTGCCATAACTAAGTCATCATGATTTCCTTTCCCTGGTTCTGCCCCAATTTTATTATTTGATAAATATGAAAATATCGATAGTTCATTTAATAATCTAGTTGATCTAATTACATAACCATCTTGATTTATATTATCTAATAAAGTTTTAACCAATAATGGTTTAGTAGATCCTGTAGTATTAAATCCAACCAAACTGCGTTTACGCTTTGTGTATGCCATCATAGCATTTTTACGTCGTTCTAAATACATATTTGGGTATGATAATTCTAGATATAATTCTTGTACGGTATCAAATCCTATACCAGTACGTTCAACTACCATAAGTGCATTATTATACATTCTACCAATAAAATCAGCCATATATGCCAAATATTTCGGTCTTGTATATCCTTTCCATTCTGCTACTTGTTCCATATTAACAATATCAATAACTTGTATAGCTGAATAATCTATCCCTTCACCTGTAGAAACATCCACCCCCATCACAAATTTCTCTTTAACATAATGTTTTTCAGAAAATTTATCAATTTTGGTAGGAAATCTCCATACCCATAAATCTCCATTAAAATTGAGAGTTTCAAATATAGTATTGTTGTGACTTCTATAATCTACAGCTTCTATTTTTTGTAATGGAGGTTTAACTGTATTAGTATAATAATATTCCAACACTAAATCAGAAATTACAGCTTTACCAGTTCCAACAAATTGACCAAGAATTTCTCTTTTGAATTTAGCTTCATCACCATCACTGCCAACTAAAGCTTTATATTGTTGTTCTAACCAAGGTGAAACATATTTCCCATATTTCTTTTTTTCAGTTTCTGTTCTACAAGGTCGTATATCTCTTATTGGGGATATAATTAAATCATCTTTGGCAATCTCCCAATCCATTTCGTGCCATTCTATATTAACTGGATGAAATATACTTTCTTGATTTATGGCATCTTGCCAAGATCTCCAATACCAATTATTGATAGATCCCACTGTTGAAATAACAACACATGAACCACCGTGAATCATAGAAGGATAACCAGCGCTCCACATTTCATCCATATCTGGCATAAATGCAACTTCGTCCAATATAGTAAAACTTGATGCATTTGATCGAATAACATCCTTATGTGAAGTTAAACTCCTTATAATTGATCCATTTTTAAATCCGATTTCATGTTCATTATTTGTTGGTAGATCCCCCCATACAGATTTAAACCATTCAGGAAGATATCTATATGGAATTTTTATATTTCTTCGTAAAAATTCTATAGAATCTTTATCTTTTCTACTAACAATTAAGATTGTTTTATAATTATTAAATAATGCTAACCATAATGCATATACACCAGTTAATGTAGATAACCCAGTTTGTCTTGGTTTTTTTATAATGACAAAACGGTTATCTTGCATCGCTTTTACGGTTTTTATTTGATATGGGAATAATTTAAATGGTATTATGCCAATTAATGGATGTGAAATTTTTATAAAATTTTCACAAAAATATATAAAATCTTTTTTACATTGCTTCAATATTCTTTTTACATCATTTATATCGCGGGGTGTTTCCATATTTTTAATTTATATTTGGTTAACTATTATCGTCTTCTAATAATATATCATTGAGTAAATTATTATTATTGTTTTTAGCTTTCTTTTCTATATTATATAATTTTATTAATTGATCATTAATATCAGCTTTTATTCGATAAGAACCAGTTAAAAATTCTATTAATGCAGACATAGGACCATCTGATTCTTCAATCATCATTTTTAATTTATTAATATGATCTTGAATATTTTCTCGGTCTTCACGTATGTTATTTAATATCTCATCTTTTAAATCATCTTTCATTTGTCTTATCCTCACCGATTTGATTTATATACTGTAAAAATTTTTCCATATCACCAGAATTTAAAAATTCTTCAAATAATTTAGATTTATCCATTTTTGCTTTTAATTTCATTCCTTCTCCGCCCCTTCTTCCGCCTCTTCTTCCTGCTTTTTTGAGACCATTCGGAGTCGGTAACTTACGTAAACTATCAGCTCTAGAACCACCTTTTGTATTACGGTGTCTCCCCGCATTTGTTGGTATATTTACATCAGAAGTTTTCTTTTTTCTTTCTTGTCTTGCTCTTGGAGTCTGTCTTATTTTCTTTGCTAAATCTAATTCTTGTAGAGTTTTTTCATCGTTATTCGGCTCAACTGTTTTAGGACCCGGTAAATAATCGATTTTATCTACACGTTCTACTTCATAAGTATCCTCATCTTCTGATGTAGCTGGTTCTATAACTGTTGATGTCATTATTTTATCATCATATTCTACATCTACATCAAAAACAATAGCATTATTATCTTCTTGATATCTAATAGGAACAAAAACAATAGATTTATTATAAACATTATTTGGATCATTTATTATATCATCTATAGATAGCCCAAGAGAAGCCATCGCAGATTTATCTATAATATAAAACCCATCTCCATTTATTACTATTTTATCCATAGATGATATTCACTTTCATTAAATTTGAGAAAATTATCATTTAACAATTCATTTCATATTGTTCAAGCATGTTTCTTGCTTTATCACTAATAGACCAATTATCTGAATTTTGTAAATTACACAATATCTCACGGACAAATTTGTCATATAATCCCATACTATTATCCATAATTTCTTGTAAGATATTTAAATCTAATTCTGTTACTTTATTACCTTTCTTTTTTATTTCATTTATAAGGTTATCCCAATTTTTTGTATTATTTACGATATATCGTGCTACAGTAGCATTATTTATTTCTAAATCTTTATCATCGACCATCATATTAAATTCATTTATTAATGACGCTAATTTATTATCATTTGGGTATCGTATAAAAGCATCTTTTAATGTTGGAAGCATCTTGC